CACCATTCCACGAAAGGAGTTGATAACCTCCCGTGAAAGAGGGCTGCTGAGCTCCATGCTTATAGCGGCGAAGATGATGGTCGTAAAGACCATCGCCTCCATCGGGAAACACAGAGCTGAACCCATACTCGCGTACTTGGACAACGGTATTTCTCCGTAGCCAGGTACAGACGCCTTTGAGCTCCGGCTCGCCAATACACCGCGCAAAAGATGCGGCACATTTTTGAGAAGGAGCTCTACATGCGTCTTGGAAACTCTATCGGACGCCTCACTCAGATCGAGTGTGGCCAGGCAGTTATTGATGCTGCCCTCGAAAGCCAGTTGCCTATTCGGCTCTTGGTTTTCGAATCCGACGAAACTGCTGACGAAGCCGTCGCTGTTCTTCAATCTGCGACGACTATCGAACGCGTCATCAATTTCTGGAATCAACTCTCGAAGGACGGCCTGCTGCATATACTGCATGCAAGTCGGCTCGACAGCGATGATTCTTGGAGTTTTCAGCGTCTTAGGTACAAGGGTGACCTTGACAGGTCGTTCTTGCCCGGGTTCAAGGAAACTGACATGGGCTTGCCGGGTCTCGATGAGGGGTTGAACCCCCATTTGGACACGGCATCGATCCTGATCGGGGTGATAACCCCAACCAGGGAGTGCGTATTCACCGTAAGGGAATACCTCTTCTAATCGCAGGGGCCATTCTTGCATGTCGTACTTGCCGTTTCCGGTAAGTCCGTCTGCAGTGGCTCCTGGTCCATGTTTGGGCCACAGTTCGTTGGCGAAAATCTTCTCGTCAACGAGCTGCAATCTGTCGGCCCAAAGAAGCACGGCTGCTCTAGCGAAGTGGGGAAGATACTCCGCGTAGCTACTACTGTCCGTGCGACTCAGTTCCTGTTCACACTCGACAAACCGTTTTACGGCATGAGCATTCCTTGCATCACTGCAGGGTAGCTCAATCTTCCCAAACATCAACGTGAGTTGACGCACGGAGAAGATGGAATCCACACACGGTTTGTCGAGCAGCACACCATCAGAGTTGAAGACACGCGCCAGGAAACCCCCTAGAAATAGAGGGAGACCACCTTTTCTCGTAAAACCAGAGAAAAGGCTGGGTGTCACGGAACCAGCGTCCAGGGCTTGTTCAAAGTCCCGGGCATAGCTGGGAAGGGTGATCGTAAGAAACGACACCCCTTCCGCTTCAACTCGACTCTTGAGCTTTTTGTAGTCAAGAGCGGCGCTAGTTGAGCACCAGGCAGCCATTTCATTGGCTGCCTCTCTCCAGAGAAACATCAGGCTACTCTCCATGCTTCCTTTCTTGGAACATGTTGAGCGGGTGCCCCAGAAACTGGGTAACACCCTCCGTAGCCACGATAATCCCTGTTCAAATCGAACAGAGATCTGGGATAGTTAGGCCCAGATCTCCGCCCGTTGCTCAGTTACTTCGACGAATGCTACCAATGGCAGCAGCCAATGCCAACAGCGCTTTGAGAGTTAAAACCAAAGCGTCGTAGACAGGCTGTCGCAAAGCAGCCGGAGGAGTCTCCTTTGGAGGTACGTCCCTTTCAGGACGTTTTCTCTTCAGGATTCGCCGCCGAGCAGCTTTG